AGATCTTCGGGAGGTTGATCGAGTCGGTGCCAGCGGGAAGCTCGTACTTCGAAGCAAGATCGGCGGTCACACGACCAGCGCGAGCGAGCTTGATGTACTGGTTGAGAAGCCACAGCGGAGGAACGAACTCGCCGCCCTGACCGTCGGTGCGGCTCATGTTGGTGCGGGACTCGATGGCCATCTCGTCAGCGTGACGCTGAAGACGGCTGCGAGCCTCGGTGTCGAAACGACCGGGAGCCGAAGCGAGAGCGAGATCCTTGAAGTAGGAAGCTTCGCCGCCCTGGCGGTAGGTCAGTTCGTTGGACTTGACGCTGATGCGCGCCTCGGTTGCGTCGGTGGGGACGCTGATCTGCGCTGCCTCAGCACGCGCTTCGTTGTCTGCAGTCACGAATGACTCCATTTCTTGGATGCGAGCACGGAGCTCGGTGGTCTCTTCGTCGATCTCGGAGATGCGTGAGCGCTTCTCGGAGAACTCCACGACCTCAAGCTCGTTGAGCTCGGACCGTTCCTCAGCGGCGGGGACTGCCAGAAGTGCTTCGATTTCCGAAGCAACAGCAGATCGCTCGTCAAGGCGCGCTTTGAGCTGTGCGCGCAGCTTGTCCAGAAACTCCATGAGAGTCTCCTTTCAGTTGACGGATTGGGAGCCCAGGTGCGTTATCGGGTGCAGGCCAAGGTGCCCAGAGCTACCGGGCGGCGTTGACTGCGGCGCGAAGCGCGGCGTGGGATAGTTCGATGCCGCTAGGCGGCAGGGGTGCTGATCGTGGCGAACTCCGCCAGCGCGTCAGCGAGCGAAACGGACCGGGCCATAGCCGGGTACATCTCGGTCATCTCTTCGGAGTCGCCAGAGGCGTCTTCGCATTCGTCGACTTCTTCCCACCAGTCAAGAGCGCACAGCACTCCGACAAGCGCACGAAGCGACTGAGCGGCTGGTGAGCCTGACTCAAGCTCGGCGGCTTCGCCGGCGATCAGCTGTGCGAGCAGCTGGCGGATCTGGTCAACGATCGTGTCCTCAGCAGCTTCGGCCTCGGGGTCAAGGTCGCGCGCTTCGGTGTTCGGGTGAGCGGCGTTCATCTGTGCCACGGTGGCCTCGCTTGCTGGGTAGGTGACGAGCGAGGCGTCGTACAAGGCGACCTCGGTGATTCGTCGTTCGGTGTAGTCGTCGTTCCATTCCTGCCGAGTGACTCTGAACGCAAAACTCATTTGGTCACAGTCACCACGAAGCACAGCGGAACGAACCGACTGCGCATACGGGCTTTCGGGGTCAAGGTCGGCGTCGACCATCATCCCCATGTCATCGGAGACCAGGCGCATGGTTCCGCTTGCCGTGCGGGCAAGGGCGATGCCGCCGTGGTCGTACAGGAGCCGAACATCGGCGCCGTCCTTGATGGACTTGGCAGTTGCTCCTCGAGCAACGGTTTCCATCCAGCCGCCGGCCTCGGGGCCGCCAGCGATCGGGTAGGGCACGTCGTAGACGGTGGCGTAGCCACGCAGCTTGAACTCGCCCTCAGTTGGTGCGGTGATCGTCGGCGAAGCGGCAAGCACTCGAACCTCAACAGACACCTTGCCCTTGCGGGTGGTGCGTTGGTCGGTGATCTTGGCGCGCTGTTCGTCGCTGAGGCGTGCCAGCACAACCTCGGGGAGTGAGTCGGATGACATCACGGAGCTCCTGTTTGGATCGGAATCGGCGGAGGTGACGATGCGTTCGGCCCATCCTTGGCCGGCATCTCCACCCCATAGCGCCCAAGCGATTCGACCATTGGAGGGGTAGCCGTCTTCGCCGGGGTTGAAGCCTTGGCCTTTTTTGTCAACCTCATGGCGTGCGAAGAACGATCGCATGCGGCGAACCGTGTCCAAGGGGAGGTTCTTGCCATTGACGATGTCACGGGCGCGTGCGATACCGATCTCGGTGCCACCTCGGCCGTGTTCGCTGCGCCAATCAAGGCCGCGCTGGGCTTCGGTTTTCATGGACTCGGTCGGTGTGAAGGAATCAGCCATTGTTCGGATCGGGTGCGGTCGGCACAACCAGTGGTTCGGTTGAGTCGATCTTGGCGGCATACGGAGGCCACAGGTACTGGGCGCCGTCGTTGTTTGGCAGCGGCGGCAGATTGTCCTCGGCTCGGATCTCGTCAACCGAGCGGACACCCATGCGCAGGCGCGCCGTTTGGATGTCGACTCGGGTGCGGGCGTCGGTGCGCAGAAGCTCGTCGGTGTTGGCTCGCACCTGGACGGTTGAGCGCAGCAGTGCCGACAGTGCGTGCTCAAGGCGTGCAATCCATGGCCGGCCAGCGAGCACCAGAAGGTGCAGCATCCGTGACTCAACGTTCGAATACGTCATGGACGAGCCGGAGTCGGCGCCGATCATCTCGGGCGGTACGCCATAGATGCGGGCGATCTGGGTGGCGGTGAACTTCATGGTCTCGAGGAACTGAGATTCATTTGCCGGGACGCTGACAGGGGCGTAGTCAAGGCCGGCGCCGAGCACTGCGACGCCACGATTGCCGTGCATGGCTTCGTTCCAGCGTTGCTTCATCGCATCGGCTTGTTCGCCGGTCAGCTGCTGATCGGTGGACAGCACCGCAGACGGTGTTGCGTTGTCGCCAAACCACTTGGCTCCGAAGCGTTCAGCGCCGAGCGAGATGCCCAGCTGCTGGCGTGCGTAGTCAATCGGGGATAATCCAACGGGGGTCCCGGGCACGGTGTAGGCGGGAACGTGCAGCAGTGAGCCGCCGGCCTGCCACAGGTCCATGCGTTCGCCGAGCACTCGGTACTCAAACGGGCCGAGCGGGCCAAGGCGGACGACCGACACATAGTCGGGGTGGATCAGTTGAATCTGGGTGGGCTCGCCGAAGGCGCCGACCTGCTTGATGAGCCCGTAGGCGTTTCCTCGAAGCAACAGTGAGCGCATCATCTGACCGCGCCAGTCGGCAGCGGTCAGGGCTGGCTCGTTGGAAGGCGAAACCAGCAGCGGGTGATCGGCGATCATTGACTCGGTGCCGTCGGGGTTTCGACGGAACGCATGCCAGGGGAGCGGCGCCACGATGTCGGTGAGGAGATTGACGCAGCCCCACACCGACGCGATGCGCATAGCCGAATCGGTGTTGACTGTCTCGCCGGCGTCGGTTGGGTAGTAGAAGCCCGGCGGGGGGATCGCTGCCTGTGACAGCAACACGTCGCCGCCGCTGGAACGTCGCTCGGCCGTAAGGCCACGCAGGATACTCACGAAGCCTCCGAATCAACGCCGAGCGCATACCCGATCACCATGAGGCACAAGCCTCCAAGGATCGCTGCGGCCGGCCAGTAGATGAACGCTGCTCCTGCGACGACCGCGAACATCCCGACAATTTCAATGACGGTGGAAATGACCTGTGCTTTACGCATCGCCACCTCCAAGGGTGAGGGTCAGAAGATCTGCGCCACCACATCCAACGGGGGAGCGGCGTTTGCATTGAATACGGCACGGTCCAAGCCGGCCACGGCGCACACGCCAAGATCAATGTGGCGGGTGCTGTTCTTGGTTTCTTTCGTGGGGCGTGCCCCTCGAGCATCCAACTTCAGCACCATGGACTCAACATGGCGAGCCAACCTTGGATCGCCATCGTGAGTGAAGGTGTTGTCCAGGACTGCGTCGTAGAACAACTTCCACGCCTTGACCATTCGATCGACCGAACCCATGGGGTATTCGACCATTGGCAAGCCTTCGTCGGACAGCACCTGCATGGAGCGTTGCCAGCGGTACGGGTCCATCCCGATCTCAATCACGCCGAGCGAACGGGCCGAGTCGCGCAGTGTCTGCTCAACCTCGGCGACTGGCACACGCCAGTCCGATGACTCTTCGGTTTTTTCCCAGAGACCAACGACCCACATGTGTGGGCGGTCCTCAACGGAGATGGCGATGATGCCGGTGGAGTCACCAGACCATGAACCGTCACCCATGAGCACTACTGGCACATCGGGGTCAACGACACGGTCAGGTTCGGCGCAACGGTTCCACGCGCCGTTCGGTAGCGCAGCTTGAGATCCGACCACCCACACGTTGGTGCGTTTGGTTCGGAACTCGGCTTCAGGGGTTCGCACCAGAGTTGACTCAAAGTCTTCTCGGGAGTTGAGATCGCCGAAGCCCGGATTGGATTCAGCCCACACCTTGGGATCGGTGTGGTCGGCTTCAGCGCCGGCTTTCGGTTCCCACCAGGCGAAGAAGAACGATGGGTCTTCGATCTCTTTGGAGGCGACCTTGGTGCCGTGCTGGTACAGCCGGTAGCAGATCGAGTCACGGCCGAGGCTGTCGGTTCGACTGCCAGCGGTGGTGATCGCAATGTTGAGCGGTTCACGTCGCGCAGCGGAGCCGAGCTGCATCACGTTGTACATCTCATCGTCTGGCTGAACGTGCAGCTCGTCGAAGATGATGGCGGTAGGGCTCAGACCTTCCGAGGTGCCAGCCTCACGGGACAGCACCCGATAGACCGAGCCAGTGTCGGGGATCTCAATGGCGTCCCGGTAGAGCTTGGCCATTCCGGCCAATTCCGGGTCCAGTTCGATCATGCGTCGGGCGGTGCCGAACACGATGCGGGCCTGATCTCTGGTTCCGGCGCAGCTGTAGACCTCGCCGCCAACGTCGCCGCAGAACAGCGAGTAGAGAGCGATGCCGGCGCCAAGTGCGGACTTGCCCGACTTGCGGGGCATCCCGATCAGCGCCGAGCGGTGTTTGAGTCTGCCGGCCTTGTCCTCGGCGAACAGTCCGTCAAGGAGTTTCAGTTGCCAGGGGCGAAGAGTGATCAACTCGCCAGCGTCGCCACCGACCGAAGCCTTGGTGATCCGGCAGTAGGTGTTGATGAACTCGGCGACCTCGGAACCTCGAGTGCGAGTTCTGGCAGTAGGACTCAGCGTGATCCAGCGTGGCGGCCATCCAGCCGTCCTAGCTGCCACGGTTCTGGCGCAACTTCTCAAGGGTGGATGCAGCCTTCACTTCAGCAAGTCCGAGACGGCTGCGGGCAGCCGGATCAAATCCGAGTTGCGACAGTTGGGCGATGATCTGCTTGTCTAGGTCACGCAGCGCCTTGCGAGCGTCGCTGCCTTGGGTTTGCATGACCAGCTCCCGAAGCGTGGAGCGCTCCTCAATGGACTCGCGCAAAAGAACGCAGGCGAGCGAGTCGGAAGCGGCGAGCCATGCTTTTCCGGCCTCAAACACAGCGGCCAGCGTGGCTTCTGGGTCAAGGTCAACCGGCTCAGGATTGATGGCGGCGACCGCAACCAAGGCGGAGCCGTTTGGAAGTGGACGCTTGCCGGGGTTGCCCAATTTCCGCTTTTGTTCGGTCGGTTTTGGTGGGCGTCCTACGGGCATCATGCACCTTTCGTGCATAAATATCAGCGTCTGAGGGTTTCGCGACTGCACACGGAAGGG